GCCGTAACGTTTTGATAGTGCGACGATTTGAAATGCGAGTTCTGTGTACTTCCACTTATCGTAGACGATCTCTAGGATAACGAAGGCCCATTCGTTCGCATCATTCTTGTAAAGTCGCGCGACTACTCCTACTGAATAGTCTGACGTCTTCTTGTCTGAAAGAGCCCAATCCCAAACGATATAGATGTCGCCTGACTTTGGCGCTGCCTCGCGCTGATACATATGCGCGCGAAGGTCGGCCTCGGTGAAGCTGATCTTGAAGCCGCTGTCTTCTGCGGCATCGGATGGCTCGTTGAGCTGCTGGTTTCGGAAAAATCGTTCGCCCTTTTTGAGAAGCAGTGATCGTAGTTTATTGAATCCCCAACGTTGGGGGAAATTCAGGGTGACCATCTCTTCCTTCAATAGGAGGATGGGTACCTCGGCATATTCTGGCTTAACAGTCCAGCAACCGCGCTTGTGATACTTTATCGGTGCAACCTCGCCTGTCTCCGCGTTAGGAGCTAGCCGGGTGCCATACCAATCGTCTGTGAAGTACCGGGTGCCGATGTGGTCCATAAACCCGTGAGGGTCTAACAGGTCATCGGTACCGTCGTACTTGACCTTAATCTTTTCGCGGGCCTCTTCGCTGTTCGAGTTCTCGTCGGTGACGATATCATCACCCTTCTTGACATCGCAGTGCCAACCTGAGAGGTTAGCGACAATCGAGTTAACCCAGACCGAACCCTCCTTCTGATCTAGAAGTCGGGCGGGACAGAACAGAGGTTCCTTTGAGGTTCCGTCTACGCCTCTGAGGACGTATTCTGGAAACAGTAAATGAAAAGCGGTTGGCTCCTGGCCTTCTGAAAGGTTGAAGTAGCCTTTAATTTCTAGTGCGAACGCTACGGCGAGTTTGTACTCACCCGTGATAATGAGGATGCGAACGTCGGGGCAGTTGAGCATCCACTGCACCGAATCAATCCCGTCAATCGTTGACTTGTAGAATCCACGACTATCAAGAAGCATCATCTCGCGATCTCTGTGAGCGTGATGGTCTTCGATCATGTCATGAAAGTCATCGAGTGTATACCCGTCAAAATACATCGACTCGATAGGCTCACGAGACTTGTCAACGGTGCCGTCTAAGTTAAGCCACGGTCCACCGAAATTTTTCGTTACGAACTGGTCGCAGGTAATCTGATGGACGGAGCGATATAGTCCCTTGCCAAGCAGTCGACCTAGCCAGAACAAATCTTTACGAGACCGATCCCGGAGGTCGAGCCAACGCCAAAAGCTGACAACGTCATCAACCTCGAATGTTATATCTTCGATTGAACGACGGCGTCTTCCCTTGCCACGGTTAGTGGGGTCAACGTTAGAATCCTGGATGCGAATCCTAGTTTCGGAAGGGTTGGGACGTTTGTCCTTCTTACTCTTTTTGTCCGTGCTCTCGCCTGCCTCATCATCTGCGTCTCCTGTTTCGGGCTGGCCGAAATACAGACGCACAAGTTGAGTGTAGCTGCGGGCCTCGCTTTTGAATCTCTTGCCCTCTTTGTCGAGGGATGCAACTTCGTCGAGGAGCCTTTGAACTGCCGACTCCCTGTCAGCCTTGTCGATCTCTGAGACCTTTGCCGCCTTTTCACGGGCTCGTAAGGCTCTCATTCGTTCGGTGCTGGTGGACTTCGGTTTTTTATCTAGTTCAAATTCCTCTGACATTGGGTGCTCCGAAAATTTTGTTTTTATTGGTTGAGTACTTTCTTGGCTGCTTCCCGGTTCTCTTGAGCTGCCTTTAGTTCTGCGCCAGAGTCGGCCTTGACGCCCATGAACTCGCGGTCGTCTGACTTTCTAGCTTCTCTCGCGTGAGAGTAATCGCTGGGTGATGCTGCGGGTGTCGCGGGCTTCGACGGTGTAAGACCGGAGTGTCCCGACCTCGTTCCGACGCTCGAACTGCCTGCGTCTGCCAGAGCCTTCTTCGCGCTAGCGAGCGCGTCGTTTGCCATCGTGATTCCGTTAGGTGTCGTTGCCATATTGTCCTTATTCGGTTGCGTATAATTTTCTGATAACCAGTGCCAGCCACATGTACGGAGTGAAAGAGAGCAGCCAATCACCCAGATAAAGGAGACCGTCTCCGAGGCTATAAATATTGCGCCCGATTGGGAAGATGTCCGAGAGAAGTTTCAGGTTCGAGTTAGGCCCCATGACGCTGTGAGCCGGGTCTATCATCTGGCCGCCCTTCGCACACGCGTCAGCTGGCATAAGAGCGATATCATCTGGCTCTAGCCCCTGCAAGGAGCAGTGTCTTTCGTACTGAATCGCATTCAACATCACGGGGAACTTCCCGTGGTTGGCGATCAAGACGGCCTGGTTTGACGCGACGCCCAGGCAGAATAGCAGGATGGGCACGACGAGCAGATACCAGTACGGGAGCTTTTGGAGAATTTTCATGGGTGCTACCTGGGAATCCGGCGAGAGGAATGGAGCCTTGTTTGTCCCCTGTTGCCGACTACTAAATTTTTGCGTCTGGTACTGCAGGGTCCGGTGCTGGTGTGGTCTGGTCTTTACCAAAAGCAGTGGTAGCCCGATTTACCAAATAATGTGCAGTCGTAAAAGCGCCGAGGCCTGCGAGTACTGTCCCGTCAGGAATCAGGTGGGTCTTCGCGACGTAGAAAATCAGTACGCCCGTGGCGACACTGCTGTGAAGCAGCGTCAGCAACCGAGAAGAACTCGGCGTGCCGTTGTCGCTGAAAGCGGCCTTGAGATAACCGAGGGCTGGACGAAAGTTCATCTTAGCCCCAGTGCTTCATGTTATCGGCCATCACGGCCATCTTCTTCACATGAGCGTTGGGGGAGTTCTTAGCAGCCGCTAGGCGGTCTGCTGGAATTTTTTGGTCCTTGGGAATATTCAATGCTTCGTGCAGGCCGCCCTTTCGGAGTTTGTGCATCGAGCGGTAGAATGAAGTCTTGGCTGCCATCTTAAGCCGCCTGAGGTGCGCCGCCCGGGATTCCCGGTGCTGCTGCGCCTGCTGGTGCTGCCATCGGAGCGTTGGCTTCATCCATGCCTTCGCCTGGATTCGGCGCGGACGTGTGGTCCATCATGGAATCCATAGCTCCATCGTGGTCAGCCGCAGCGTGTTTCACATCTTTATGCGGCCCCTCTTCGTGAACATGGTGAAGAGTTATTGAACCGTCCTTGTGATGTTCCAAATGAGAGTGAGAAAATTTGTGGTGTTTTTTCATGACTAATCCTTAACTCATCAAGTTGTCTTGCTTGCCTGTGCTCTCGCTGAGAAGTGGCAACACGTAATAGCTTCCGCTAGGACGCTTGTACACCCCGACGATGCCGCCCGGTTGGACCTTAATCAAGTTATGGTCTCCGTGGAGCAAGTGACTGAGTTGATGAATTGTAGAGCTGTGAACAAATGAAATTGTGGGACGGCCAGACTTCTCGCCTTCCTCGATAACTTTTTTGAGTTCCGGATTCACGCGGGCGCGAAAGTCGTTGATGCGCTCCCCGCCTGGAATCTTCTGGTCGGGGTACTTCTGGTAGTGCATGATATCTTTCATGTTCTCATCGTTCTTCAACTGACCAGAGAACTTGCCGACGTTCAATGCGTCAAAATTTTTAATGACCTGTGTGTGGTCGCCTAAGACTAGCTCGGCGGTTTGCCTGGTGCGGTCCTTGCTGCTTCGGTATGACTTGCCTAGCGGCTTGTCGCCTAGGAAGCCTGCCAGGAATCGGCGCGCGTCTAGCGCCTGCTGCACGCCTGTGCGGTCGAGGGGAATTTCCATCTGTCCGCGAAATCGTTTCTCTTTGTTGAACTCTGTCTGACCGTGGCGCATGAACATCGCGACCAGCTTGTCGCCCTGCGGTTCCTGCTCCGTCTCACCTTCGGGCTCTACGAACTCACAGCACTGGTGTGCCGCGTCGGTGATGATTGCCAGGCCTTTCTCGTCGTGCTGGACTTCGGGGTCGGCCATCATGACCTCTTGTTTGCACCTGTTGCCAGCTTCATTCAGATACTCACAGTCCGCACAATGATAAGGGCCGTCGGAAGCGAACCCGGCCAGCTTAGTGCTCTTGGGCCAGATAGGGCCGACCCGGGAGATTAGGCTGTTGAGTCCTTCTATGATTACGGGCCAGTTCTTACTCATCTTTGCGCGCCTTACGAGCGTGCTTATATGAGGGTAAGCCTTTCTCAGGAGTCGAAGCGAACTCGTGCAGTTGCTTGTGCGTCATATCAGCCAGACCTTTGTTCTTCTTGTTCAGGTCCTCAGGATGATGCTCAGCGATTGCCATAGCAATTCTTTGCGCTTTCGACACAGCTGGAATGATACACCTTCTTATTCTGTGGAGTTTGTTTCGTCGTTATCTCTGCGGCCAGATAGCAGTTTCAGGTCCATCTCTATATGCTTAAGATGGTTACTGAGAAGCGTATTCATTCCTCTTTCCATGTGGTCCATGTGGGCCGTCAGTCTTGAAAAGAAACTCTTAACATTCTCGTACACGCCTCGAACTTTCCATGCGCTCGTGAGAAGTACTCCGACAATCGTAAAATCTCTGGCGACAGAAGAAATCTGTCCCAGTGTTAAACTCGCTGGGTCAAACATGTTTCACCTTTGGAAACATCTGATATACGGGAGGGGAAGCTGAGGGTCGCAATCAAACATTACTCGTATATCAAGAAATAAAGGTAGGCTATACTACCTGTGCCGTGATTTCCACACATTGCCCGT